GCGGTGCTTTGGACTATAGTAGGTTTTAAATGGCGAGAGCCTTCAATTTTACTTAACTTTTTACCTCAGATATTTATCTTAGGTGCGGGTTTAATTTACGAGTTTTTATTATGAGTGAAAAAGCAGTTTTATCAAATAGAATATATATGTCCGCTGACGCTAAACGACAGAAGCTTTTAGATACAGAGTTAACTTACTCTATACCTTCGTATAACCCTATGGAGCCTCCTACTATTATTAAGAATATGGGTAGGATTAGCGATAAACTAATAACTGTTCCCGTAGGTAGAATGGACTTAATACCTGAAGGCGCAGAGATAGTAGATAAAAGGACTTTAGTTCCTGTAGAGTTTCCTAAGTTCAAGTTTGAACTAAGAGATAGCCAGGCTAAGGTATACGACTTAGTAGCAGATAACGCAATTATCAACGCTTTCGTAAGTTGGGGCAAGACTTTTACAGCTTTGGCAATTGCAGCCAAGTTGTCCCAAAAGACGCTTGTAGTGGTACATACATTAGCACTAAGAAAACAGTGGGAAGACGAGATTGAGCATTGTTTTGGCATTAAAGCAGGAATTATAGGTAGTGGTAAGTTTGACACAGATTCTATAATTGTTGTGGCCAATGTACAGACTCTAGGTAAGAAAATGGCGGACATTCAGAAGATGTTTGGCACAGTCATACTAGACGAAATGCACCACGTTTCTGCCCCTACATTCTCTAAGATACTTGATAAATCTAGTGCAAGGTACAAGATTGGTCTAAGTGGTACTCTCGAAAGAAAAGACGGTAAGCACGTTATCTTCAATGACTACTTTGGATTTGAGGTACATCAACCACCTAAAGAGAACTATTTGCCCCCTAGGATAATACAGGTTAAGTCCGAGACACGTTTCCCAGACAGCGCTTCTATTCCTTGGGCTCGTAGAGTTAATGCAGTTGCTTACGATGAGAACTATCAGAAGATGGTTGCACAGTTAGCTTCTGTATATGCAGCAAAAGGGCATAAGGTTCTGGTGGTGAGTGATAGGGTCCAGTTTTTACGGAGGTGCGCCGACCTGACCGGAGATAATTCGATTTGTATTACGGGTGAGCTTGATCACGAACTCAGGGAAGAAGAACTGCAAAAGATTAAAGATGGGAGAGCAGACATACTGTACGGCTCTCAGAGCATCTTCAGTGAAGGGATTTCAGTTAATGAGCTTAGTTGTCTTATTCTGGGTACTCCAATCAATAATGAGCCACTATTAATTCAGTTAATAGGTCGAGTTATTAGAAAGATGGAAGGGAAGGTACAGCCTGTTGTTGTAGACATACATCTAAAAGGCAACACTGCTTCTAGGCAAGCAGCTTCTAGAGCCGGAGTATATATCAAGCAAGGCTATGACATTAAAGTAGTGGCAGGAGTATAAATAATGATTCAAATAAAACATTATAGCACTAATTTACAAAATACAGAAGTATGGGAAACAGAGTACTTTAGGTATATAAATATACATAAAGTAGGTAGCAGTACTGTTAGAAAGGGTATATCTGAATCCTTTGATAGTCCCCCTAAAGAAGAAGCCCCCGATAAAGTAGTAACATGGACAGTACTTAGAGACCCGTACCTTAGGTTTATAGATGCTATCGCTTATGACATCGGCTATGTAGGACAAATTGTAAACCAGGAGGCAGTCTTAGATAGGTTACAGGGTGCTAATATATCGGAGTACATATTTGGGCTATCTAATCCTATATTTAGAGGTAGAGGTACAGTACGTCACTCTATGCCCCAAGTATCTTATCTGCTGGACATGAACCTAGACATCTACGTAGACATAAAGGACCTTAGTATGTTCTGTAGTATGCACTTTCCTGGGGTAGACTTTAGCAAGGGAGGAGAAAACTTAGGAGTATCAGAGGATAGAGACGTAGTTGCCGAGGTTCTAGACTCCCACCCTTTGCTTAAACAAAAAGTACTAGACTTCTTGCACATAGACTACTTCCTACTAGACCGACTGAATGCTATGGATAAGAAGTGGTGCTGGGCAAACGGGAGAATATTTTAGCAATTAAAAAATAATACTTGACAGTTTGGTAAAAACTTGGTATAATATATATTCTGAAATGGAGATTTAAGTTGATTTTTTATGACTATGGAAAGGTGCTTAGGTTAAGCAAAGGCAAAACAAAGAATATCATAAGGTTAGTAGTTATATACACTTATGGCATTAAAATGCCTAAAAAGAACAGAGCTATAGGACACTTTTACGGTCAGGATATCACCGGAGATAGTTTTTTGTTAAATCCAAAAGAGCTGTTTAAGAACAAACTTCAAGCAAGCCTAGAACAGATGGTAGCTTACATAGAACTAGCTGGGTATAGAAACTACTTAGATTATAAGTGGCAGGGTGTCAAAACCTTACCACGACGATATACAGAGATAACTTTGAAAGATATAGAGGACAATCCTTTATTAGCACTTGACGAGAAAGATAATATAAAATTTTACTATGAGGAAATAGATAATGGCAATTAAATTTGGAAATGTAACAGGTAAGGCAAAGAAGTCGTCAGTAGACGCATACACTTATAAAGAAGGCAACAACGTTGTTCGCATGGTTGGAGATGTTCTTCCACGATACGTGTACTGGGTAACTACTGCAGACGGTAAGCGTGTTCCTATGGAATGCTTAGGCTTCGATAGAGATAAAGAGCAGTTTACTAATATTGAGAAAGATTGGGTACGTCACTACCACACAGATATGAAGTGTTCTTGGGCATACGCAGTACAATGTATTGACCCAGATGACGGAAAGGTTAAAGTATTAAACCTTAAAAAGAAGTTATTTGAAGCGGTAATGGTTGCAGCAGAAGACTTAGGCGATCCTACGGACCCTACAACAGGTTGGGACTTAGCATTTAAAAAGCAAAAGACTGGACCACTACCTTTCAATGTAGAATACACATTGCAAGTACTAAAGTGTAAAGTAAGAGCCTTAGATGACAATGAGTTAGAAGCTATCAAGGAACTACCTAACATTGATGAGGTTATTAAGCGTCCTACGTCAGATCAGCAGAAAGAGTTTATTGAGACAAGAGTTCTTGAAAACGCTTCTACAGATATGCCTTCAGAAGTTGCGGAAGCAGTTACTGAGTTGCTATAATAAATTAGCATAAGGAAAGCCCCGTAACTGGGGCTTTTTTAACATATAAGGAAATAACCAATGAAGATTTTATTCAGTGCAGATCACCACATAAAACTTGGACAAAAGAACGTTCCTCGTGAGTGGGCAACTAATAGATACGACTTGATGTTTAAAGAACTGTACAAATTAGAAAAGACAGTAGACTTACACGTTATTGGAGGAGACCTATTTGATAAGATGCCTACTCTTGACGAGCTAAGCCTGTACTTTCAGTACATACGAGACATTAGTATAAGAACTATTATATACCCAGGCAATCACGAGGCACTAAAGAAGAATACCTCGTTTTTGACCAACCTAAAGGATGTTACAAAAGCGGTAAATCCTTTAGTAGAGATTATTGATGACTATTATAAGATAGACGATATGGACTTTATCCCTTATAATAAGCTAAAAGAATTCGACCCAGAGGACTTTAGTGGTAGAACTTTATTCACGCACGTTAGAGGAGAAATTCCTCCACATGTACACCCTGAAATAGACTTGTCTTTATTAAAGGGCTGGGAGCTTGTTATAGCAGGGGATTTGCATTCTCACTCTAACTCTCAGGGTAACATAGTCTACCCTGGTAGTCCTGTTACTACTTCTTTTCACAGAAACCCTGTGGATACGGGAGTACTACTGTTCGATAGTGATACTCTTGATTGGTCTTGGATGAAACTAAAACTACCGCAGCTTATTAGGCAAACGGTTAGTCACCCAGACCAAATGATTAAGACTAATTACCATCACACTATCTATGAACTAGAAGGCGATGTTAATGACTTGGTAAAGGTAGACAAGGACAACGAGTTACTAGACAAGAAAATTATAAAAAGACATAATGACTCCGCGTTAATACTAACCGCTGATATGACTCTAGAGGACGAATTAGCTGAGTACCTAGAGTTTATTATGGGTCTAAATACTAAGAAGATAGAGGCAGTACTGGAGGTATTTCATGATTATACTTAAAACATTAAAATGGTCTAACTGCTTCTCATATGGAAGCGATAATAGTTTAGACTTAGAGAAAGATTTAATAGTACAATTAGTAGGTACTAACGGTACGGGTAAAAGTTCTATACCTTTACTAATCGAAGAGGCTCTATTCAATAAGAACTCTAAAGGTATTAAGAAAGTTGATATTGTTAATAGAAATAGTGAGGGAGAAGGCTACTCAATCTCTTTAGACTTTCTAGTAGATGACTTAAACTACAATATAAGTGTAGAGAGAAAAGGAAGTATTAAGGTAGTTCTAACGTGTGATGGAGAAGATATATCTTCTCATACTGCTACTAATACTTTCAAGACAGTACAGAACGTTATTGGAATGGACTTCAAAACCTTTAGTCAGTTAGTGTACCAAAGTACTACTAGTTCTTTACAGTTTTTGACTGCTACAGATACCAATAGAAAGAAGTTTTTAATTGAACTTTTAAACCTAGATAAGTACTTGACCTTATTCGATAACTTTAAAGTCGCACATAAAGAAGCGTCTAATGAAGTTGCAGAGATTAGAGGTAGTATGGAGACTATTCAAGCTTGGGTAGATACTAACCCTATACTAAGTACTACTAAGAAAGTACTACTAGAACTACCAAGCCCTCCAGAGGACTTAATATCTGAAAGAGCTTTAGTGACTTCTAAGTTAGAGAATATTCTGGATATTAATAATAAGATAAACATTAATAATCAGTATAAGAGTCAGCTGTCTAAGTTAAGCGCTACGGAACTTACTAATGAAGTTGAAATGCCTGAAGGTATTGGAGAGTTAAATGAAGAGTTTACTTCACTAAGAACTATTATTGATCAGGCAAATACTGTACTACGCAAAATTGAAAAACTTGGGGATTCCTGTCCCACTTGTTTGCAGGAGATAGACTCTGATAAAACAGAAGAGTTACTTTTAGAGCAAAAGAGCGTAGTCTCTGTAAGTACTAAAAGAAAGAACGAAGTACAGAACCTTGTCATAAATTTAAAGAAACAACTTCAAGTTTATAAAAATCATCAATCTGAAATTGAAAAATTTGAGAAGCTATCTAATCTTGTAGATAATAAGCTGCCCAGTAAGACTGAAGATAAACTAGAGTTAGAAGAAGAAATCAATAAGTTTACTGTCGAAATTTCGAAAAAACAATCGGAGATTAGGGATATATCATCTCAGAATAACGAAATAACAAAATTTAATACTGAGTTAGACTATTTGGTTAAGCAAGTAAAGGAATTCAAACTAAAGCTATTATCAGAAGGAGCTAAGTTAAAGAAAACTAATGATGTATTCGCTAATTTAGAAGTTCTAAAGAAAGCTTTTAGCACGAATGGATTAGTGGCTTACAAGATTGAAAATTTAGTAAAGGACTTAGAAGATTTAGTAAACCAGTATCTAGGAGAATTATCCGATGGACGATTTGGACTAGAGTTTGTGGTTACTAATGATAAGTTGAACGTTGTTATTTCTGATGAAGGTAGAGATATTGATATACTTGCCCTAAGTAGTGGAGAGTTAGCCCGAGTTAACACTTCTACATTACTTGCTATTAGAAAACTAATGAGTACATTATCTAAGTCTAAAATCAATGTTCTATTCTTAGATGAAGTAACAGGAGTATTAGATGATGAAGGTAGGGAGAAATTGATTGAAGTTCTATTAAAAGAGCACGACCTAAATACCTTTATCGTTAGTCATTCTTGGAGTCACCCCCTCTTGGCAAAAATTAATGTCATTAAGGAAGAAAAGATGTCGAGGTTGGAAGAATGAATATACTAACTATAGATATGGACTATATTGCCAATAGTGCATTATCCTCAGAGATAGGGAAATTAGTACAAGGCCCCAATACTCTGGGGGCTGTGGATAGTATGTACTGGGATAGAGTTGATCGTATGCTGGGGGACCATGCCCCTAATAAACTGGACTCTAGGAACCTAGAGGAGATTGTAGAAGTATTTAGTAAGTATGTGGCAAGAGGGCGTCCTAATGTTGTGTTTGGGCTTGACCACGACTCTATACTTTTGCACATAGGAGATAGGACTACAGATATAACAGTTATAAATCTGGACCAGCACCATGACGTTATATACTCTAATGAGAGCCACTATAATATAAGTGAATTTGGGAGAGTCACAGAGGGGGACTGGGTATACTACATAAAGGATAGGGTAATAAGGTATTGTTGGGTAGGGAACGAGGGGTCAGAGGAGCCCTTATTCACTAATTTCAAGTATGAGAGGTTTAACCTATTTAGAGATATTGAAGATATTCCCTACCAGTTTGACCTAATATACGTGTGTCTATCCCCTGGGTACCTACACAAGAAGTACTGGAAGTACTTCTGGCAGTTGAAGGACCTTGCAGATAATTTAGTGGGGTATACCCCCTTAGAAACTAGGAGGCTGGGCGACCAGTATAAACTAACATCTGAGTTAGATTGGAGGGCAGGATATGGCAGTAGCTAATAAGAGTAAGGCTAAAGGGACAAGGGCAGAAACTGCTTGTTGCGTAGTTCTTCGAAAGTACACAGGTTGGAACTGGGAACGAATCCCTTTAAGTGGTGCCTTGGATGCCAAGCATGGCTTGAAAGGCGACGTATATATTCCTAAGGAACTTA